CGCTGCCGTGAGCCGTCGTCAGGATGCCCACAGGACACGCAAGGCATCCGGGCGTCTACGAGTCGCACCCATCGGTTGAACACGGCCTGCGCCTTGCGCGCCGCCATCGCAGGCGTCTCCAGCTTGGCCCGCGCCTCACGCTTGGCAATGGCCCGTGCCCGCTTCTCGGCTTTCTGGCCGGCGAGGGTATTGGCCCATGCCAGCGAACAGGCTGGCGAGCACACCACCTGAAGCGGACGGACGGGCTCGAACAGGGTTGAGCATTTGCGGCAACGCTTCACGGCTCGCGCCTCGGGTCGGCTATCGGGATGCCGTTGTCCGCAGCCCATGCCAGCGTGGCCGTGATGAGCGCCGCCATGTCCGCGGACTTGTAGTCAGCCGTCGACACCAGCCGGGCATTGCGCTTCCCGGTGATCGGGCTGTACTCGGTGGCGATGATGCCGAACTCCACCTTGAGGTCGCGCTTGATGGCCTCGGGTGAAGTCTTCTCGTCGCGGTTCGCGTTCCAGTAGTTCGCGATTTCCTCGCACATGGCGTGGAACATGGCGTTCTGGTCCAGGCTGCGCGGGTTGCGGTAATCACCGTGCTTGACAAACTGCGCCCCGCGCTCGGCTACCGTCCGGCGCAGGAAGGCCAGCATGCCCGGCCCCAGGTTGTCGACGGCCTCGGGAGTGCGGAACAGGTAGTGCGCCCCGGCCGTCATAGGCTCATCCCCGCCGTGCCGTTCAGGATCTGGTTCACCTGGTTCGGCCGCACGCCGTCGAACTTGTCCGCGATGGCGTCGTTCGACAGGTTGCGGATCTGGCGCAGCAGGTCGGCCTTGCGCCGCTGCCACGCCGCCGCTTCGGAGGCCAGTTGCGAGCGCAACATGTCCCGCTCCTCGCCGAGGCGCTTGATCAGGCGCCGATCCTCGATGGGTATCCCGTTGCGCGTTCCCCTGCCCATCACGCAATGGCCTCCCGCCCCATGTCCGTCAGGCTCAGCCGGCGCGTGCTGCCGCACCCGGTGGATTTGACGGCACCCTTGCCGATAGCGTGGTCACGCAGGAAACACGCGCTTGAGCCCGTCACGCCCAGCCAAGCGGATAGCTCGCTCAGCGTCCCGACTCGCCCAGCGGATTGCAGGCCGTCCAGCGCCCGCAGGAAGTCCAGCTCGCGAGGCGTCAGGCCCTCGGATGGCTTGCGGCCACGGCCTACGGGTGAATTCCACGGCTCGAAGTTGCTCATGCCGTCACCCGCCGGCCATCGTGGCCCATGTACTGGCCGTGCTCGCGCAGGCACTTCTCGCGGTAGCCGGGACAGTCGGCAAAGTCGTGAGTCAGTTGGTCGAGCGTCGTCCACTCGCGAAGCGGAACCACGTTGTCCGCTGAGCTGCGCTGCGCCTGCTGCGGAGTCTCAAACCTAGCCATGATATTTTTCCTCCGCAATCTTCGCGTAGTTGTTGGGGCGGGTTATCCATTCGATGTCGGCGCGAAACGGCGGCTTGCCGTTCGTGGGCTTGCTGCGGCCCATCAGGAAATCGGACTGGCGCACGAAGTCGAAGTAATTTCGCCAGTGGTCAAGGTCTGGAAGGTCTTCCTGCCATCGCTGGCGGATGAAGCCTTCCCGCGTCTTGGTCAACTTCTCGACGCGAGGCAGTTCGGGCAGGCATCGGTGATACAAATCGACAATTTCGGAAACCGGGACGGGTGGGCGTCGCTTGCGACGTTCACGTCCATCTCCGTTAGGAGATGGATATATCTCTGTATCTGTCTCTGTATCTGTCTCTGTACTCGTGACCGTAACCGTTACATCACCGTTACATTCCGTTACATGCCGTTTTTTGTCGCGGTATCGTGCGACACGCTCGCGGCTATCGTCATGTTTGTACTGGCGTTTTTCCCACGCGATGGGCTGCCAGTCGGAATCAATCAATCCGACTTCGCGCAGACGCTTCCATACGTTTTCCGCTTCCGGGGCTGTAAGGCCCAGGTTGCGATTGATGCGCCGCTGGCGCAGGTCAGATTCCGGCTCATCAAGCAGGCCGCTGGCCTTCATCGCCAGAACAGCGATGAAGTGCCAGCGATCCTCGAAGGCTAAAAGCCCGAGTCGATCATCCGCTAAAACATCCGTATAGCAGCGGAACCACTTCATGCAGTTGCACTCACCCACGCTATCCAGCGCTTCCTAACTGACAAAATTGTGGCCCGCTCCCACGCTGACATAAGCGCGTTCCATTGCTGGTCTTCTTCAGGCAAAACATACTTCGCTGATGCGGCGCGCTCTTTGACAATTACCCCGACTTCATCGGCTTGGTTATCGGCGCGTGCCACTCGCAACAGCGCGCTTTGATTGTTGTCGATGCCGGCTTGCCGTGCGGCTTCCTTCGCCTCTGGTGCGATGCTGTCGATCTGGATAGCGCGGCGGGCCTGGTCGCGGTCAATGCCAAGTTCGCGGGAGGCGGCGCGGATGCCAGACTCCGGTCTACCGCCTTGTGGTTTTGGCGCAACTTGCGCCGAAACCTGTGCGCGCTTCTCATCCGTCAGCCGAACCCATTCCGCAATCTGGTGCGCCCGCTCCATCGCCGTCAGCTCAGCCCGATGCAGGTTCTCGGCAATCTCCCATAGCTGCGCGTCGATCTCGTCGCCATCGTCCATAACGAAGCATTCGATCTTCTCCCAGCCAAGAGACTTCGCCGCCGCCAGGCGGTGCGCGCCGGTAACGAGGATTGGCTGCCCGTCTACGATCACTCCATCCTCATCAACAAAGTCGTTGACGATACGAACGGTGATCGGTGTTTGCAGTCCCATTGACGCGATGGACTCAGCAAGCTGCGCCACGGATTCATCGCACAGCTTCCGGCGCCCTTTGAGCGAAGCAATATCTGCCGTTCTCAATTGTTCAACTCGTCTCATCTGCGCGGCTCCGGCAATTTGTCGCCACGCTTCATTACATGCACAATTGTTCTGACCTCCCTTCCCTCGCGCCAATTGTTCCAAGCTGAAAGAATTGTTTTTAGACGCTCATTGGTATTCAAACGCAAATCACGGGCAAGAAGTTTCTCGCGGCACACCATGATCGGGTTTTTTGCCTTCATCTCGGCGCCTTCAATCAAGTGATGAAAGAAATCTTCCGCCAGGACAGCATTGGCTTGCGCGATAAAGTAGTAAGCCGCGCCGAGAGTTGAAATCGGCGCAATTTTCCGCGCTTTGGTGCATTGGAATGGGGAGACTGATTTAGCTACGTCATCATCGGTAGCGGCAAATTCGTATATCTCAGACTTAGTTGGCTTCTGATCTAATCCGCTGCTAACCCGCCCGTTTTTCTTTATGTCCAATACAATACCGGCGATTGCAGCTACATGGTTTGCGTTTCTTACGCCATCCATCCCGAGATAGTCGCCAACCGTTCTCGCTTTTCCGGCGTCAACAGTAGTTCGGCTTTCGCGCGACACTCCAAATGCAATCATCGTATGAATCGACCGCTGCGCAATTACTACGGCCCCGCATCTATGTTGGCCGTCATTGAGAAACCCATCATCAGAAACTACGATAGTTTCTCCGTTAAGCGCCCACCGTCCGGCAAGAATGTCACGCGCATATTTGCGGCATACATCAAGGGAAATAGTTCTATTAGATGGGTTTCTTTCCAGAAGCTGCTTTGCCATTTCTGGAGTAAGCTCGATCTTCTCCGCGAAATACTCGTTCCGCGCGCGCCTAAGTCGATCATCTAGCCACCGCTTTGCCCGTGCTTCGGCATGGGCGCACGTCTGATATACGTCCCAGCTATTTTTTACTGCCTGTTCAATTGCATCCATTTGCTGAACTGTCATAATCATCTCCGTTGGTTGATGTAACCCGGAGCTTTCACTTGGCGGTGACTCCGGGTTTTTCTTTGGCCAAAACGGCCAAATCTTCATGGCACGATTACCATCCGCGCCAAAAACTCTCCCAGCTTCATGCAGCAATGTCCCCGAACACATCAGGACGCAGCTCGCGCCGGGTAACAGATCCGTTGGTCAGCTCCTCTATCTGACGGCATCGCTCAGCCGGGACACGCCCAGTGCGAACCATCTTCGAGACGAAGGATTGGTAGACGCCCATCGCTTCAGCCATAGCCGTCTGGCTGCCGAAGTGGTCAATGGCGCGCTGTACCGCCGATTTAGCATTGTGCTTGCGTGGTGCTTTCATGGTTTTAGCCTAACACCGTAAGTCTTATTTAGCAATACTCACGGTGTTACTTTTATCGGCGCACTATCGCCCGATGAAGGAAAAGGCTCCCGACCACCAATTTGCGGCCAGGTTCGCGGAATGCCTGCGCGATTCGGGAATGGATCGCCTGACGCAGACAGAACTTGGAAACACAAAGCCAGCAACGACCGTTAAACCGAGTTTTGCTCGGGTGATTCCTTTCGCAAAAAAATAATACTTCCGGTGTTGACTTCTAACACCGCAAGTTATATCTTTCTCCCACACCGGCACACAAGCCGGAACCGGGAGGAACCACATGACATACGCATTTCTCGTAGACCGCCCGCCGCAGTGGGTATCTCAGGATCGCGAAATCGTGACGCTGCGCTACCAGGTGCAGGTGCAATTCGGCTGGCGCTGGATGACCGAGGCCGAATTCAACACGCTCGACGAAGCCGAGGACATGGCAAACGCATTGTGGGATGGCGGATCGGGATGGGAGCGAAACCGGCTACGCATCAAGGACGCCGAGACGCAACAAATCGTGGGAGGACATGGATCATGGGAATTCTGAGATTACCGACATTCGACACCGCACTAGCCGACAGCGCACGCCTTGCCCAAGTGGCGACGGTTGCGCGCCAGGCCATCTGCTTTTGCGAGGCGCAGCTCGGCAAGATCGAAGAGCCGACTGCCGAGTGCGACCCGCTGACTACCTACGCGATGAACTGCGGATTGCTGGAAGCCAGCGTCGAGATTCTTGTTTCGTATCTCAGCCAGATCAACAACATCTGCATGCCCGATCCGCTGCCGGGCTTCGATGATCTTGGAGGTGCCGCATGAAATACCGCGTGACCGTCAAAGCCACCCGCCTGCCGCACAAGGGCCGGCACTTCACCTACGTCATTGACGCATTGACTCGCGTTGAGGCGATCGACCTGGCGAAGCAATACGCCAGCTCACTGGATCGCGTCACGTCGTCTGTGCTCTACAAAATCGAGGAGGTTGAGCATGAAGCCGCGTAACGCCTTCGACCATTCCCGCTCCTGGCCCGTCTGCTACCGCTGCGAGGAGCACAGCGACCTGCCGCGGGGGCCGATTGATGAGCCTGTCAGGGGCGAGGCTTGGTTCTGGTTCGCCTGCCTGTGGGTGCTGATCGTCATGGCGCCTGCTGTTGTTGAACTGATCGCCTAACCACTCGAGGTCACTATGAACGCATTGATTGTCCACAACGTCCAGGACATGACCACGATGGCAAGCGCCATCGCGAAATCTGGCCTGTTCGGAATGAAAACCCCCGAGCAGGCGTTGGCCTTGATGCTGGTCGCCCAGGCCGAAGGCCAGCACCCGGCCACCATCACGCAGGATTACGACATCATTCAGGGAAAGGCCTGCCGCAAGACGCACAGCGTCATGGCGCGCTTTCAGCAGATGGGCGGGAAGGTGGAGTGGCACACGCTGACCGACAGCGTGGCCGAGGCCACGTTCAGCCACCCGCAAGGCGGCTCGCTGCGCATCGCGTGGACGTTCGAGCAGGCAAAGAAAGCCGGCCTGACGGGCAAAGACAACTGGCGCAACTACCCCCGCGCCATGCTGCGCGCCCGCTGCATCGCTGAGGGAATCCGCGCCGTCTACCCGGCAGCCATCGGCGGGATGATGGTGTCCGAGGAAGCCCAGGATGCGCCGGCCCGCGACATGGGCGCTGCTGATGTCGTGTCGTCCGAGCGCGCTGAGCCGCGCGTGGTCGAGGCACCCCCGGCCTATCCCGAGGATGCCTTCGCCGCAAACCTGCCGAAATGGCACGCCCTGATCGACAAGGGCCGCTCGGCCGAGGAAATCATCACCACCGTCGAGGCCAAGGGCACGCTCACCGAGGACCAGAAAGCCCTGATCCGTCGCGAGCACGCCATCATCGAAGGAGAAGCCGCATGAGCACCATGACCGTCCATAAAGTAGCCCAAGGCAGCGCCGAATGGCTGGCGCTGCGCGCGCAGCCGCACGTTTTCGCGGCATCCGACGCCGCCGCCATGATGGGCGAGTGCAAGTTCAAGACGCGCAGCCAGCTGCTCGCCGAGAAATCCACCGGCCTCACGCCGTCGATCGACGCCGCCACGCAGCGCCGGTTTGACGCCGGCCACCAGGCGGAACAGGAATTCCTGCCGCACGCCGAGGCATTCATCGACGATGATCTCTACCCCATCACCGGCTCGATCGAGCTCGACGGCATGACGCTGCTCGCGAGTTTCGACGGGCTGACGATGGACTGGCGCTACGGGTACGAGCACAAGTTGCTGAATCTGGCGCTGCTCACGGAAATATCGCTGAACAGTCTCAGCCCAGCCTATTACTGGCAGCTGGAGCAGCAGTTGCTGGTGTCGGGCGCCGAGAAGATCCTGTTCTGCTGCAGCGACGGCACGCCGGATAAGGCGGGAACCATGTGGTACGAGTCCATCCCGTCCCGCCGCGCCGACCTGATCGCCGGCTGGAAGCAGTTCCGCGAGGATCTGGCCGCCTACCATCACCGCGAGGCGCCGGCCCAGGCGGTCGGGCGCGCACCGGACACCCTGCCCGCCCTGCGCATCGAAGTGACCGGCATGGTCACGGCGTCGAACCTGGCCGAGTTCAAACAAGCCGCGCTCGACGTGTTCGCTGGGATCAGCACCACGCTCGAGACGGACGATGACTTCGCCAGCGCCGAAAAGACCGTGAAGTGGTGTGCCGATGTCGAGGACCGGCTTGCCGCGGCCAAGCAGCACGCGCTGAGCCAGACCGCGAGCATCGACGAGTTGTTCCGCGCGCTCGACGACATCAGCGCCGAGGCCCGCCAGAAGCGCCTGCAGCTGGACAAGCTGGTCAAGGCGCGTAAGGAGTCCATTCGGGTCGAGATCGTGGACGCAGCCCGCCAGGCGCTGGCCGATCACCTGGCCAAGCTGAACGCCCGTCTCGGCGGGCACTGGATGCCGCTCGTCGATGGCCGGTTCGCCGATGCCGTCAAGGGCAAGCGCACGATCACCAGCCTGCGCGATGCCGCCGACACCGCCCTGGCGCACGCCAAGATCGCGGCCAACGAGATCGCTGACCGAATCGAGATCAACCGCAAGGCCATCACCGGTGACGCCCACGACTGGATGTTCCTCTTTCCCGACTTCAAGCAGGTTGCGGATTCCGCCCCGGAAATGTTCGCGGCGGTGATCGCGCAGCGGGTCGGCCAGCATGAAAGCCGAATGGCTGCAGCCGCGGCGCAGAAGCGGGACGAGGAAGAAGCGCGCGCAGCCCGAGAGCTCGCCCAGGCCGTCGAGCCGGCTCCCGAGCCGCCCGCTGCTATCCAGCCGGCTGAGGTCACGCCGATCCGCACGGCCATTCCGCCAGCCCCCGACGTTATTGAGCAGTTCCTTGACTCACGCGAGTGGAAGTCGGCCGTTGCGCGGCACAATGCCCACGCCCTGCTTTTCGAGTTCGTCGAATTCACCCGCAACCGCCGCGCCACCGCATAAGGAGTTCCTGTGTTCAAGAACCTCACGATATACACCCTCCCGCCCGGCTGGATGCCAGATGAGGACGCGACCCGCGGCGCGGCGCGCTTCCTGCTGCGCGATACCGGCGCCATCACCCGCGTCGAGCGCGACGAGTCAGCGATCGAGGATCTGCGCGCCGAGTGCGAGAAAGCCGAAATCGAGCTGCGGCGGATCGTGGATGAGTTGCGCGAGCGGCTGGAGGTGGCGGAATGAGTTACAACGACTTCGTGCGCCGCAAGCTGGCCGCTATCCCACCCGCCGGCATTGATCCGCCGGATGATCTGGCCGGGCCGATGTTCCCGCACCAGGACGCGCTTTGCCGGTGGGCAATCCGACGTGGCCGTGCGGCCGTGTTCGCGGATACCGGGCTCGGCAAGACGCGCATTCAACTGGCGTGGGCTGACGCGATCCACCGCACGACCGGGCTGGACGTGCTCATCCTTGCGCCGCTGGCCGTGGCCGAGCAGACGGCCGAGGAAGGCTCCGGCATCGGCGTGAAGGTGACCCACGCCCGTACCGGCACCGATACCGCGCCCGGCATCAACATCACCAATTATGAACGCTTGCACCGGTTCGATACGGACCAGTTCGGCGCCGTGGTGCTGGACGAGTCGAGCTGTATCAAGCATCACGACACGAAGACGCTGGCGACGTTGATGGCGGCCTTTCGTCGGACGCCGTACAAGCTCTGCGCCACGGCTACCCCGGCGCCCAACGACTGGACGGAGCTGGGCACGCACGCGGAATTCCTCGGCGTATGCACCCAGGCTGAAATGCTCAGCGAATACTTCGTGCATGACGGCGGCGAGACTCAGGTCTGGCGGTTGAAAGGCCACGCTCGGCATGAATTCTGGCGATGGGTGTCATCGTGGGGCGCGCTGGTGCGCTCGCCTGCTGACTTGGGATTTGACGGGTCAGCCTACATCCTGCCGCCGCTGAGCGTGTCGGAGCATTTGAGCCGAACGGATGCCGAGGCCGATGAGGGCAAGCTGTTCGCGCTGGAAGCCAGCACGCTGTCGGAGCGCCGTTCCGCCCGAAAGGCCAGCCTAGAACATCGCGTGACCGACTGCGCCGCGATGGTGAATGCCGACCGCCAGCCGTGGATCGTGTGGTGCGACTTGAATGCCGAATCGGAAGCGTTGCGCAAGGCGATACCCGATGCCATCGAGATCCGCGGCAGCGATACCGTCGAGCACAAGGAACGGGCGCTGGCCGACTTCGCGCACGGCCGGGTGCGTGTTCTGGTCAGTAAGCCGTCGATCTGTGGCTTTGGATTGAATTGGCAGCACTGTGCCCGCATGGCTTTCGTCGGCGTGACGGACTCCTTCGAGGCGTACTACCAGGCCGTGCGCCGCTGCTGGCGATTCGGGCAGCAGCGCCCGGTTGACGTTCACATCTTCGCCAGTCAACTAGAGGGCGCGATCATTGCGAACCTCAAGCGCAAAGAGGCCGACGCAAAAGCGATGTCCGAATCGCTGGCCGCTGAAACCGGCGCGGCGATCCGTGAGTCCGTGCTCGGATCAATCCGATCTACTGCTGAATACAACGCAACGCGGGCGGTGAAATTGCCCGCATTCCTGAGGGCTTCCGCATGAACTGCATCGATCAAACCGTCACGGACAAATGGACCATCGTGAATGGTGACTGCGTGGAGGTGGTGAAGGCGCTGCCGGATCATTCCATCGGTTACAGCATCTTCTCGCCGCCGTTTTCCAGCCTGTATACCTACTCAAACAGCCCGCGCGACATGGGCAACTGCCGCAACGACGAGGACTTCTTCGAGCACTTCGGCTATCTGATCGACGAGCTGCGCCGGGTGATGATGCCCGGCCGTGATGTCTCGTTTCACTGCATGCTGCTGCCCACGTCGAAAGTCAGGGACGGCGTGATCGGGCTGAAGGACTTCCGCGGCGACCTGATCCGTGCGTTTCAGGCGCGCGGATTCGTCTATCACTCGGAGGTATGCATCTGGAAAGATCCCGTCACCGCGATGCAGCGCACGAAGGCGCTGGGGTTGCTGCACAAGACGGTTCGCACCAACGCCAGCATGAGCCGGCAGGGAATCCCCGACTATCTGGTGACGATGCGCGCCCCTGGCGATCCTGTCGACAAGGTGACGCATGACAATTACCCGGTCGACAAGTGGCAAAAGATCGCCAGCCCGATCTGGATGGATATAGATCCCAACGACACGCTGCAATACCGATCAGCCCGTGAGCACGACGACGAGCGGCATATCTGCCCGCTTCAGCTCGAAGTGATCCGCCGCGGCATTGAGCTTTGGACCAATCCCGGCGACATCGTGCTGAGCCCGTTCACCGGCATCGGGAGCGAAGGTTATGTCGCCGTCGAGATGGGCCGGCGCTTTGTCGGCGCTGAGCTGAAGCCGAGTTACTACCGTCAGGCGGTTGCGAATCTGCAATCACTCGGGAATCAGGGCAGCCTGTTCGGTGACGCCGCATGATTACCTGGACCAAATGCAGCGACTCGCTGCCGGACGACGAAGTGGCTGTGCTGCTGGCGTTTGATGACGGCGAGGTATACGCGGGCTTTCACGATGGTGACGAATGGCGGTATCTCGACGCCACACCGTGCGATCCCAGCGAAGTGACGCACTGGTGTCATTTGCCGCCACACCCGGAGGACGCATGAAAATCACCAGCATCCTCGCCTTCCTGATCTCCTTCACGCTCACCCTGGCCGCGCTGATCTACGCGCTGCCGGCGCAGGAGGAAGTAGACATCCCTTCGTATGTGCGGGGATCGACCACGCTTCACGGGAGCGCAAGGCAATGACCCGCGACGAGCTGATCACCTGGCTGACGATGATGTCTCGCGGCGTTGCGATCACGGCGGGCGTGACCGGGTGCCGGGAGATGGATGAAGCGATTGCGATGCTCCAGCGCGACGGGGAGGCAATCGCCGCCCTCGAATCCGAGCGCGACCAGTTGCTATATGACAGAGCGGGGCTGGCTGCGGACTGCCAAGAGTGGCGTCGTCACGCGCAGGATCGAGAAAAAGTTATCGCTGCTCTGCGCGAACAACTGAATTCCCCCGTGGTGCTGTCGGAATGGCAGGAGCTTGTGAAAGAGCGCGACCAGTTGCGCGCCGAGCTTGCGGAGGTGAAGCGGGACGCGGATCGGTACAGATGGATACGGGACAACCACGAAGTTAGCGCCGCCGCAATGTGGATACACGGCAACGTAGGCCCACGCGAGTGGGATGTTGCAATCGACGCCGCTATGGCGGGAGGTGAGAATGGAAACTGACCGGCTGTCCTACTTGCTGCGCCATGAAGCGCTGAAGTCGAATCCCTCCGCGCCACCATCGCCCGCCTCCATGCTGTGCTAACTGCAGCGGCAGAGCAGCGGCAATACCTGAACTCCCCCTATGACACCGGATGGAACGACGCAATCCGGTGGATAAACCAGCACGCCGCTATGGCGGGAGGTGCGCATGGCTAAGCTTTGCGCTCACGGTTATTTTTTGGAGGTTGCGCCTCGTTCTTGTCCCAAGTGCCGTACTGACACTGATCTCGCTCTACGCGAGGAGATATATACGCTCCGCGCCACCATCGAAAGGCTGCGGGAGTATGCGAGGCATAAGCCAAGTTGCTACTGGTGGCAAGGGTCAAGCATCGCGCCGAAGCCCTGCGACTGCGGCTACGACGAGTTGA